GATATATCTTGACAGCTCAGATATTTCTTGCTATACTCATATCAACAAGGAGGAATGAACATGATCGCTATGGAAGCTCTGAAAGAGGTTATGAAAATCCGTGAAATCCGTCCTGCTGTTCTCTGTGATCGGCTTGGTATCAAGTCCAATGTCCTGAGTGAGCGGTTCAAGCAGAAGAATGTCAGCGTTACCAAGCTGAACGAAATGCTCCGTCTGATGGACTACAAAATCGTGGTCGTTCCCCGTGACAGCCGAGTGCCGGAAGGTGGGTTTGAGATCGAATGAGATACGGATATGGTCGAGTCAGCTCCAAAGGTCAAAAGCTCTATGGTATGTCCCTTGAAGACCAGATGGAACAGCTTAAAGCTCAGGGAATTGCCGAGGAAAATATCAAGCTGGACACTTGCACCGGCACGAAGATGGACAGACCGATGTTCAATGAAATCCTGTCCATGCTGAAATCCGGTGACGAGCTGGTGGTTTGTAAGCTCGACAGATTTGCCCGTACCGCTCCAGAAGGAGCCATGGTGGTTCGTGATTTGGTGGAGCGTGGTGTGAAGGTAAATATCCTGAACATGGGTGTTGCTGACAACACGCCGATGGGTAAGGTCATGCTGGCATTTGCTGAATATGAGCGGGACATGATCGTGGAGCGCACTTCAATGGGTAAGGCACATAAGCGTGAGCATGACCCCGATTGGAAAGAGGGTCGCAAGAGTAAGGAAATCGACCCCGTGGCGTTTGAAAAATTCTCTCAAAAACAAAAAGGCGGCGAAATGACCGTGGACGATTGCTGTCGGGAGCTTGGTATCAGCCGTTCTACATGGTATGATAGGATAAGAAAGGCGGGTTGATTATGGCATACTACCAGTTTTCACTACCTATGAGCGTCAGCGACACCTATGGTCTTATCAAGACCGTCTGCGAGAAGTCCTGCACCATCAAGCAGGAGTGTCCTTCCGAGAGCATTGAGGTGAGGACGAAATTCCGTATGGGAAAAGGCTCTCTCCCATTCGTGTTCTATCTGAGAGAAACGGAAGACGGGACGGCGGTCATGGTCAGCTCTGACAACGCCACTCTCACCGGTGCGCTGGCTGCTATGAACGGAAATAAGCCGGAAGCTGTTTGGGATTTGCCTGACAAGGAGTGGAGTGATCTCATTGAGGACTTCCGCACCGCCCTCCCTTCTTTCCCGTTGCAGAGCGGGAAGCCTACGCCTGTGGCGGCAACCCCGTGTGATGACGGGTTAGGTCAGGAGTCCGTGAGCAAAGGAAAGAATATGTCCCTCGGCAGAGCTGCCGTAGGCGGTATGCTGTTTGGCGGCACCGGCGCATTGGTCGGTGGCCTGAGCGGTATGAAGAAGACCACGGCTCAGACCAGAAATGTCTTTTCCTCCACCGTTCTGTTCCGAGTGCTTTACAGCAATGGCAGAGTGATTGAGAAAGAGGTCAAGAAGAACAGCCGGGAGTATGCCGAGCTGACGGCGAAAAGCGTATAGTAGACATGAAAAGGCTCTCGCAAGGGCGAGAGTAACAGCCAAGGGGCTATCGGGAAACCGGTAGCCCTTTTAGTTTTGCGTAGTTTGGAGGTAAGTTTATGAAGCTATTTCGGAAAGTGGATATTCTCGGAACAAGATACTCGGTCTATCGGGTGGCTTCCGGGGAGAATGAGTACATGGAGAAACTTCACTATGGCGGTCTTTGCACCACGATTGACCACCGGATTTACATTCTCGATCTCTCCACGACTGAGGAATGGGGTGGTGAGACGGAGGAAGTCAGAAAGAGCATGGAAGCCTGTACTCTGCGCCATGAGGTGATACACGCTTTTCTGAACGAGTCCGGCCTGCAATGGAACAGTTTTGCTCCCGAAAATGCGTGGGCGAAAAACGAAGAAATGGTGGACTGGATTGCAATTCAGGCACCGAAAATCTTCAAAGTCTATCAGGAATTGGGGTGTGTTGGGTGAATTACGATAAGATTGCCCTGTCCATCAAGGCCGCTATTGACCGTAGACCGTCTGATAAAGGCGCATACGATGACTTGTTTTCCCTTTGCCGGGGGTGGGAAGCCGAAGATTTTGCGGCGGCTCACGCTCTGAACAAGGAGCTGATCGCTATGTGCGCCGCTCAGATCAGGAACGGCGGCAAGGAAGCAGCTCATTTCTATGAGATTTGGAGAAAGGGTCTGCTGTTTGAAGCACCGCACAATTTTGACGCTTTCATGACCTACATCGAGCTTGACCGAAAGCCCGAAAAGCGGTTTTACGCTCCCCGGCGGCACTATTTGAAGCCTATGGTGCAAGGTTTCCAAGATGTGCTTGACGGAAAGCTGCGTCTTTTGACTATTTCCATGCCGAAACGAGCCGGTAAGAGTCAGACTGGTATCAATTTCGTCAATATGATCTCCGGGAAATACCCTGACAACGCTACCCTCATGGAAGGAACCGGTGATGACCTTGTAAAGAGCTTTTACAATGGCTGCTTGGAATATCTGAACACGCCGAATGAATACCTGTACTACGATGTGTTCCCGGAAGCTCGACTGGTACAGACAAACGCTGACAACAAGACCATCAATCTGAAATCCAAGTCCCGTTTCCCCACCATCATGTGTCGTTCCATTGACGCTCGTCAGGTCGGTTTGTCCGAAGCCACCAATGTTCTCTACCTCGATGACTGTGTGGAAGGTCGTGAGGAAGCCAAGAATCGGCAGCGGCTTGATGACAAGTGGGAAGTGATCTCCGGCGATATTATGGGTCGTGCCATTGAGGGTACACCTATGGTCTTCACAGGCACCCGGTATTCCCTGTATGACCCGATTGGTCGTATTCAGGAACACGCCAAGAAAGAGGGCTGGTCTTGGAGGGCTATTGAAATTCCCGCCCTCGATCTGGTGACAGACGAGAGCAATTATGAGTATGAGAGGGACGGAAAGAAGGTCTTTACCACGGCCTACTTCCGAGAGCAAAGAGAGCTTTTGTCCGCAGAGCAGTTTGAGTCTGAGTTTCAGCAACAGCCGTTTGAAGCCAAAGGTCTTCTGTTCAACAAGGACGATCTGAATTACTTCTTTGAGCTTCCCGCTGATCGTGAACCTGATACGACCATTGCCGTAGGAGACACGGCAGAAAGCGGCTCTGACTCTACCTCCATGCCGGTTGCGAAGATTTACGGAACCGATGTGTATATTGTCGATGTGGTCTTTGATGACGCTCCCGCCGAGGTTACGAAGCCTGAGTGCGCTAAGTGCCTGATTGAGAACAAGGTTGCCGCTGCCGTATTCGAGAGCAACAACGCCGGTCAGTATTATGCCAGAGATGTTGACCAGATCGTGCGGGAGCGGGGTTATTCCATCGGTATTCGGACGAAGCGCACGATCTCCAACAAGCAAACCCGTATCGAGTTTGCGTCCGACAACATCAAGCGGAATTTCTATTTCAAGCACCCGTCCACCTACAAGCGTGGAAGTCAATATGCGAATTTCATGAAAGAGCTGACTACCTATACCAGAAGCGGCAAGGTTCCTCATGATGACGCACCGGACTCCCTCTCTCTGTTGGAGAACGAAATCCGTATGCTGAGTGGCGGGAAGGTGGAAGTGTTCAAGCGTCCCTGCTGATTTCTTTGACTTTTGTACTCTCTAATGGTATTATGAAAGGTTTGGTATTGACAAGTATTGGAGATTTGGCTATAATGGAAGATGATAAGGTGGAGTCTTTATGAGGGGAGGTGTTTTCCGTGGGTTGCACTTGGTTTGGACGAAAGGTCATTACCACCAATGTTTCCGAAATCAATAGCGGCAATGTGGTTGAAGTTCTGCGGAAAGCACTCACCACCCACGCCACAAATAAGGCTGACATGGAATATCTCTACGGGTATTACAAGGGCAATCAGCCTATCCTTTCCCGTGTGAAGGAAGTACGGCCTGAGATCAACAACAAGGTCGTTGAAAACAGAGCAAACGAGATCGTTTCCTTCAAGGTCGGCTACCTGATGGGTGAACCCGTCCAGTATGTCAGCCGGGTTGATGACGAGGGCATTGCCAAGAAGATTTCCACGCTGAACAGCTATGTTGCGTCCGAGGACAAAGCCGCAAAGGACAAGGAGCTGGCTGATTGGGCGCACATCTGCGGCACCGCCTACCGCATGGTTCTTCCTGACGGTGAAGCCGATGTAGAGGAAGATGAAGCCCCCTTCGAGATTTTCACGCTCGACCCTCGGTTTGCTTTCGTTGTCCGCTACAATGGCCTTGGTTCTCCCGTGGTCATGGGCGTGAAGTATGTGGTCAAGGGTGACGGTACGGCTATTTATAGCTGCTACACCAAAGACCACTACTACGAGATCAGCGACACTTGGGTGATTTTGAAATCCGAGGAACAGGTACTTGGTATTCCCATCGTGGAATATCCGCTGAACAATGCTCGGCTCGGTGCCTTTGAGATCGTTCTTCCCCTTCTGGACGCTATGAACAATGTGGACAGCAACCGTCTTGACGGTGTTGAGCAGTTCATTCAGGCTCTTATGCTGTTCCACAATGTCGATATTACCTCCAAGGATTATCAGGAGCTTCGGGCTGAGGGTGCAATCAAGTTCAAGGATATTGACCCGCAGTTCAAGGCAGAGATCGAATATCTGACTGCCGAGCTTAATCAGACGCAGACGCAAACCCTGATTGACCACCTGTACGACACGGTGCTTACGATCTGCGGTATGCCGAACCGCAATGGTGGTTCTTCCACCAGTGACACTGGTTCCGCTGTCATCATGCGTGACGGCTGGTCTGCGGCAGAAGCGAGAGCGAAGGACACGGAGCTGATGTTCAAGAAGTCCGAAAAGGAATTCTTGAAGCTGACCTTGCGGATTTGTGATGACCTGAGTGAATTGGACTTGAAAATGTCCTCTATTGAAATCCGCTTTACCCGCCGCAATTACGAGAATATTACCGAAAAGGCTAATGTTCTCGTTTCCATGCTGAACAACCCGAAGATCGCACCTCAGCTTGCTTTTACCCATTGCGGTATGTTCTCTGACCCGCAGATTGCGTGGGCTATGAGCAAGGCGTATATGGAGGAACAGGAGAAGAAAGCCGCTGAGACTGCTAAGAGCAAGGAGGGTAACGGCAATGAACCCGGAAGCCAAAACTCCAATCAGACTGACCCCGGAAACGGTCAGAACGATTGAACAGATCATCAACCGGCGCAATAAGGTTGAGATCGGTTTTAAGAACGGAAAGCTCTGCGTTTGGGAAATTCAGAGTAAAACAAAACATGAACAGCCTGTCGCATAGGGCGGCAGGGACAGCCATTTGGGGCTATCGGTACTGAAAAAGTATCGGTAGCCCTTTTTGTTTTGGTTTCAATGCCCTCGGAGTTTTCGGACTGTCCGTGAAAGCTCAGTCTTTTCGGAGATATGAGAAAGGCGAATACAGATTTAACCGCCGCAAGGCGTTGAATGGTCAGGGAAGACCTTAATCGCAACGGGGAGACAACCCTTCCAAAAACAGAAAATAGTGCTGAGTGAACAGCCTTGTTAAACGCAGGAGGTAACTACCATGGCAAAGATTGATACCAACAAAATTCCCGGTTATGCGGAAATGTCCGCAGAAGACAAGCTGAAAGCTCTGGAAGCGTTTGAGTATGATGACAACGCTGCCGAGGTGGAACGGCTGAAAGGTGCCGTTTCCAAGGCCAATTCCGAAGCCGCAGGGTGGAAGAAGAAGCACAATGAGCTGCTTACCGAAGAAGAGCGCAAGAAGCAGGAAGACGCTGACGCTCTCGCCGACATGAAGAAAGAGCTTGACGAGCTGCGGAAGGACAAGACCATCTCTGAGTTCAAGGCCAAGCTGATTGCTCAGGGATATGACGAAGCTCTGGCTTCCGACACCGCTCAGGCTATGGCTGACGGTGACACCGCCAAGGTCTTTGCCAATCAGGGCAAGTTCCTCGAAGACTACGCAAAGAAAGTCAAGGCTGACGCAATGAAAAAGACCCCCAAGCCCCCTGCCGGTGACGGTTCTTCCGACATTGACTATTCCAAGAAGATCGAGGAAGCACAGCAGTCCGGCGATATGGCTGCGGTGGCCTACTACACCCGCCTGAAAGCTCAGGAAGAAGCTCAGGCGAAACAGAATGAGTAAAGGAGAGATTTACAATGGCTGATACTCTGGCTACCAGCTTCGGAGTGCTGAATTACTCCGGTATGCTCTTTAACAAGGGCAACACCCGCACCCCTCTGTCCTCCATCATCGGCGGCAGAGCTAAGATCACCAATCATGTCGAGTTCGTGACTGGTCAGGAGTACACCACCGGCGGCGGTTCTCAGCCCGCTATTTCTGAGACTGCTTCTCTGACCGCTCCCGAAGCGTCCGTTGTCACCCGTGAGCCGAAGACCAATGTCACTCAGATCTTTCAGGAGTCTGTGGGCATTTCCTACGGGAAGATGTCTAACATGGGTACTCTGTCCGGCCTGAATGTCGCTGGTCAGCAGGCCAACCCCATGAACGAGCTGGATTTTCAGGTGGCGGCGAAGATGGCGAAGATCAACGCCGACATTGAGTACACCTTCATCAACGGCAAGTTCAACAAGGCCACCTCTGACGCTACCGTGAACAAGACCCGTGGTCTGGTGACTGCTATCACCTCCAACACCACCGCTATGGGTAGCAATCCCCTCGGTCTGTGGGACATTGCTGACATGGTGAAGAAGATTTACGGTGTCAACGCTCCCACCGATGGCCTGTGCCTGTGGTGTGACGCTGTGACCCTGTTCCAGATCAACGCTGACGCTGTTCAGAACGGTCTGACCGTGGTTCCCGCCGCCCGTAACATTAACGGTATCTCCCTGTCCAGCGTGGTCACTCCTATCGGCGTGGTCTACCTGTACCTCGGTGAGTACCTTCCCGCCGGTACTGCCCTGCTGCTGAACCTGAGCGTTCTGGCTCCTGTGTTCCAGCCCGTTCCCGGCAAGGGTAACTTCTTCCTCGAAGCTCTGGCAAAGACCGGTGCCGGTGAGAAGTACCAGCTCTTTGGTCAGATCGGTCTTGACCATGGCCCTGAGTGGTATCACGGCAAGTTCACCGGTATCTCCACTGACTTCACCGCTCCCACTTACAGCCGCAGCGTCTTCATCGCCAATGACGCAAACAACCCCGTGAACACTAAGGCCGTTGCTGGCGGCTAAGAGTGGCGCAGGAGTAAAACAGAGATTTTAGAAAGGAAAGGTGGAAAGCATGACGGACGCTGAGAAGTTGAAAATGGTGAAAGCCATGACCGGCGAGACAGACGAGGACACGCTTTCCACCTACCTTTCTATCGCCGGAAGCAAGGTTCTCAGGAGAGCTTACCCCTATGACGATACCGTGACGGAGGTTCCTGATCGGTACGCCTATACGCAGCTTGAAATTGCTGTGTACCTGATGAATAAGCGTGGGGCTGAGGGTCAGACCGCTCACAGCGAGAACGGCATTTCCCGGTCTTATGAAGATGGGGATGTGCCGCCCTCTCTGCTGAGAGAGATCGTTCCGTGTGCGTCCCTGATCGGGGGCGAAGCATGAAGACCATGAAGCGAAATCAAGTCCCTTTCTGGTATCTGCTGTATGACCGGAAGGAGGACTTGAAGGACGAGTATGGAAATGAAAGCGGAGAGTCCGCTATCATTTACAAACCCGCAGTTAAGATGGAAGCCAATGTCTCTGCCGCCACCGGCTCGGCTCAGGTGGAGCAATTCGGAAATTTCGCCGGGTATGACAAAGTGATCGTTACCGATGACCTGTCTTGCCAGATTGACGAGAATTCCGTGTTGTTCATCGACAAAGAGCCGGAATATGCGAAAGATGGCACACCTCTTTATGACTACATCGTAAAGAGAGTTGCCAAGAGCTTGAATTCCATCTCTTACGCCGTAAGCAAGGTGAGCGTGTCGTGAAGACTGTCAAGGTTCCTCTTTCTGAGCGTGGTATCGACACGCTGCTTCGAGAGATCGAAAGCTACACGGTATGGCTGAAAGAACGCTCCCAAGTCCTGCTTGATCGTCTCGCTCAGGCAGGATTTGAGGTGGCTTCCGCTCGTTTTGCAAAAGCCGCTTATGACGGCACCAATGACGCTTCCGTTTCTATGGAAACGAGAAGTGAAGGAGTGAGGGCGGTTGTTGCGGTTGGTGCGTCCGTGCTGTTCATTGAGTTCGGCACCGGCGTTACTTACCCGGACAATCACCCGCAAGCCGCAGAGCTTGGCATGAAGCGTGGCGAGTATGGTCAGGGGCATGGTAAGCAATCTTCTTGGGGTTACTACGGCGACCCCGGAACAAACGGCGTGGTCAAGATGAAGAAGGACGGAAGCACCGTGGTCATCACCCACGGCAACCCGGCGAATATGCCGATGTACGAAACCGTCAAAGAGCTGGAAGCTATGTTGCCCGATCTGGTAAAGGAGGTCTTTTCATGATTGATGTGGAAAATCAGATTTACACACCGATTGCGGAAGCCCTCAGAGTCCAGTTTCCGGGTATCAAGGTGAGCGGCGAGTATGTCAAAGCTCCTTCCGGCTTTCCCTTTGTGAGCATTGTCGAGCAGGACAACTACCCGACAGTGGAACACATGACCACCAGCGAAACGGAGCAATTCGCAACGCTGATGTATGAGGTGAATGTCTACTCCGACAAGGCTACCGGAAAGAAGTCTCAGTGTCGGAGCATTATGAAATTCGTTGATGACATGATGTATCAGCGAAATTTCAGGCGCATTTCCCTTTCCCCTGTTCCCAATTTGGAGAACGCAACGATTTACCGTCTGGTGGCTCGATACAGAGCTGAAACGGACGGCACTACACTATACAGGAGGTAAATGAAATGGCTATTTCCACCTACAAGGTTTTCCTCATGCACAAGGCCAGTTCTGAGGGAACCTACACGAAGCTGATCGACATTAAGGAATTCCCTGACCTCGGCGGCGAACCTGAAATGCTGGAAACGACCACCCTGAGCGACAATATGCAGACCTATATTGCCGGTATTCAGTCTATGGACGGCCTGTCTTTCTCCGCAAACTACGACATGACCGAGTACCAGAAGCTGAAAGCCTTGGAGGGCAAGAAGGAAAGCTACGCTGTGTGGTTTGGCGGCACCGAGAGCAGCGGCACGGTCACTCCCGATGGCTCCAACGGCAAGTTCGCCTTTGACGGTGAGCTGTCTGTCTATCCCGTTGGCGGCGGCGTGAACGAGGTTGTTGGTATGAACATCACCATTGCCCCGTCCAGCCCCATCAAGTTCTCTGCGACCTAAGAAACCTACGGCCTGAATGATAAGGAGGATTTATCATGGCAAAGCAGTTGACCATTACTGACCCTACCAGCGGTGTTACCTACACGCTGGAATACACCCGCAAGACTGTCGAGATGATGGAGAAGCAGGGCTTTATCGCTGCTGATGTGGAGAAGAAGCCCATGACTCTGCTTCCCGCCCTGTTCGCTGGTGCGTTTCTCGCCCATCACCGCTTCGTGAAGCGTGATGTGATCGACAACATCTATGCTCGTCTGAGCCACAAGGACGAGCTGATTAACCGGCTGGTCGAGATGTACAACGACCCGCTGGTGACGCTGCTGGACGAGCCTGAGCAGGGTGACAGCGAGGGAAACCTGAGCTGGAAGGCTGGCTGGTAAGCGACCAACCTTCCGGTAAACAGGGGGGCGGCGGCGAACAACGCCCCGCTCCCCTTTTCGCTTACACGGAAAAATTCAAAGAGGTCTTTCCGTACTACCTGTCTATCGGCATGACCTATGACCAGTTTTGGAATGAAGACTGCGAGTTGGTCAAGTTTTACCGCAAGGCGGCGCAGATCAGGCAAGACCTGAAAAATCAGGACGCATGGTTACAAGGTGCGTATTTCTATGAAGCCTTGGTTGACGCAGCTCCTATCCTCAGAGCTTTTGCGAAGAAGGGTACAAAGCCCATTCCTTATCGGGAAGAACCTTTCGACCTGTTTTCCAAGCAGGATAAGAAGAAGCAGAAAGAGGTTCAGGAGAAGAACGACAACAAGGCAAAGACCTTCATGGAAGCCTTTGCCATTGCGACCAACAAGAAATTTCAAGAGAAAGGTGGTGGCGTAAATGGCTGATAATGTGGAAATTCAGGGTTTGGAATTTCAGATTGTCAATGACAGCACTCAGACCGAGCAAGGTCTGGAAGCTCTGAGGAATACCCTTGGTCGTTTGAGAACGGCTTTTGGGTCTACGGCTACCGGGTTGAGCGGTACTGCTAAGAGCGTGAGAGAGCTGAAAAATGCTCTGCAAGGCTTGAACAGCGGAGATGTTCAGCAGAAGATCACCCGCATTGCCGGTGCGCTGAACGCCTTGGGTCAGGTCAGCAATGTGAAAATTTCCAGCTCTGTCGCCAATCAGTTGACGGCAATCAGCGGTGCGATTGACAACCTGAAATGGACGGACGGCGATAAGCTGACCGCTCTTGCTGACGGTTTGCGCCCTCTGTCCGAGCTTGGAAAGTCCAATCTGACCACCTTTATCAATCAGCTTGGGAAGCTCCCTACCGTGATTGAGGAATTGGAAAAGGCAGATATTGACAAGTTCACCCGGCAGATGACCGATCTCGCTGCCGCCATGAAGCCTTTTGCAGACGAAATGCAGAAGGTGTCCAACGGTTTCTCTGCTTTCCCGTCCAGAATTCAAAGACTGATTACCTCTACCGAGCGGTACAACAGCACGGTTCGGAGAGCTACTACCCATACGGGTTTGTTCGGCAAGGCTCTCGGTGGTCTGAAATTCGCCGTGGTTTGGCAGATGGCTCGGAGAGTCGGAAGTATGCTCGGAACGGTCATCACGGAGTCCAATGAGTATCAGGAGAACATGAACCTGTTTACTGTTGCTATGGGCGAGTATGCCGAGTCTGCTTTGGAGTACGGAGAAACCGTCAGCGAAGTCTTGGGTATCGACCTGTCTGACTGGATTAGAAATCAGGGTGTGTTCAACACTCTACTGACCGGTTTCGGTGATACCGCTGACAGAGCTGCCCTTATGAGCAAGAACCTGACTCAGCTCGGTTATGACCTCAGTTCTTTCTTCAACATTTCCGTTGAGGACTCCATGCAGAAATTGCAGTCCGGTATCTCTGGTGAGCTGGAACCCCTGCGGCGTTTGGGCTATGACCTGTCCCAAGCCCGTTTGGAAGCTGTTGCTCTGTCCCTCGGTATTGACAAGAGCGTATCTTCCATGACTCAGGCTGAAAAGGCAGAGCTGCGCTACTACGCCATTATGACTCAGGTCACTACCGCTCAGGGTGACTTGGCGAGAACGCTGGAAGCTCCCGCCAATCAGCTTCGTATTCTGAAAGCACAGGTTGAGATGGCTGGCAGAGCTATCGGCAATATCTTCATTCCCGCTCTGAACGCTATCCTGCCCTATGGCATTGCCGTGGTGCAGATCATTCGGGAGATCGCCAATGCGATTGCGTCCCTGTTCGGTTTCCAGATGACCGAGGTGGATTACTCCGGTATCACAAGTGCCGGGGTAGGAGCAGGGGAATTGGCAGACAACCTCGATGACGCTGCCGGTGCTGCCAAGAAGTTGAAGCAGTACACCGCTGGCTTTGACGAGCTGAATGTGTTTTCTCCCAATACCGCAAGCGGTTCCGGTGTTGGTGCTGGTGGGGGAAGCGGATTTGAATTCGCTCTGCCGGAGTATGACTTCCTCGGAAACGCCGTCACGACCAGAGTGGGCGAGATCAAGAAAATGCTGGAAAACACCCTTGCGGATATTACGGTCATGGTTTCTGGTTTTTCTCTGGCGGTTGGTGCCATTCTGGTTCTGACCGGAGCAAACATTCCTCTCGGCCTTGGCCTGATGGCGGCTGG